GTTGCGATTGCCACTAGTTGGATTTGTCGACACCGGCTGCGCTCCTGCTCTGCCCTCGCATGCCGCCAACGCGGCATAAGCACAACCTGGTGTAGGATACAGTCCACCACCAATCGGTCCTTCAGAAGTCTTAAGCACTCCGATTGGGGCAGTAGCCACGGGTTTGCTCTCTTTGGTTTTCAGATGCTTCACTGAGAGCACGCGGCTAACCCCGGCCGACCTACCTCCATTGTACTTACCAAAAATTTGGCCCACATTAGGCAAGTATGCAGATTTGCCTGAGTATGAGTACTGGACGTAGGTTCGGCCGGGGTCTTCGTTGGGACGCCATTGTTGCAACGAATGTGACATGAGAATCTCCCTCGTAGCAAGATATGAGTGAGAAACTACGTTTGTATTCAACGTTGGCCAACGCATAGCTTGCGCGACCACCTCACCTCGTTGTCTGCCACTCGTCAAAACTTCAGTCGCTATCATTGGCAAGGCCATCCCAACGGTGCACAGACTTGCTTGTCCCAATGGCAAGTCCGACAGCGGAAGGTCAAATGGACACCAACCGCTAAAGCGAACGCAACGTTTAGCTCTGACTGCCTCTTGGTAAGCGTCGTTGCCTTGGTGTTGCATTCGCCTCTGGATCAAATCCTGTCTGGTTCTGCCGTCTTTCTGCACTAAAACCGGCCCCGTGACTGCCATCGTACCCCAAATCTCTATGTTCAACTTGATTCCATGGAAACAGATCCAATAGAACCCTGCAACTAGGGCAACGACATACAACCATGGGTTATCCACACGGATATGATCCCACTCCCAGAATGATGGTTCGCGAGTTCCTGACAACCGAACAAACTCGATGCCGGCCCAATGGCCTAGCACTCGAACCGCAAAGAGATATGCGATTAAACGCAACATACGTATGGTCAGGTGCGCAATGAACAACATTGAGTGAATGTTGCGTGCCTCCCCATAAGTGAGAAACCCGCGTGTCACCGCTAGATACTCATCAGCGTTCCCGACTATCCCTTCGTTGTGATGCTTGACGACGTCAAAAAGGAGATCACTTATGTCAATCCCCTCTGGTAGACAATCGACATCTGGGAGATCTTCAAGGGCCACTTCAGCATGCGGCCTGCGCACAATAGTGTAATGGCCGCCGCGTACTGGTCCCTCGAAGCGTAGAACGATCCATGGTAGGTCGACGTCTGTTATTCTGTCCGCTGTCAGTTCGCCTGGATCGTTCATGTTGAGCACGGCTAAATTGTAGCCATGCTGGGCTGCTAAGTCGGTGAGGAACCCAGAGTCTCCAACTGTTTGCATCACATGTTCCTCATCGTACTCCTCTCCTCGCCAGAAGAGACGCAGTCCTTCAATATATCCTTTGATGTCATCCGGGCTAAGACCTGCCGCGGTCAACACAGCACAGCACCCGCAAAATGGGGCGCCGAACTGGTCGAACCTGGGAAAATCAAGGCTTTCGGCCACCGTTGGGCAACTCCGATGTGTCATAACGTAGTCGCTGCTTGGCAGGGCGATCTGCAGGTCATTAACGTCAAACTCCGTCCGTCTAAACCTGTCATAAGCCTCGTCGATCTTTTCATAAGCCTTCACCCGTTTCTCCCACTGCTCAGCAGTGTATATCACATCCGAGTTGCGATCCAAATCGCGAATCCCGGGTGGGAGAACATCATGGATGATTTCGGGCCGACGTTCTTGTCGTCTGGCCTCGGGGCGTTCGCTTGCGTTCTCAGCG